TTAGGCTTTACCCGCGCTCAAAGTCTGCTTCCGGAGTTCTTCCTCGACGGCGCTGGCCGACGGCCCGACCTTGCGGACGACTTCCTCGAGCTGAGACTTCGAAATCCCCAGCTTGTCGGTCCAGTACCGAACCTCATAGTCCTCGCTCAAACTGATGCGGGAACGGTCCTGGGGTCCGCGGTTGCTCTTGTCGTCTGCCATTCCGGCCTCCTGTGCTGGAGACAGAATCGCTGAAGAGGCCGCAGGTTCCCTGCCGGCTCGTGACATCGAAGCTCGAGAGCTCGCTGTCCCTAGTCCGAGGACGGTGTGCCGTAGAATAATTGCGCGCTGCCAGCCCGCCTCCTTGGCCTCGTGGCGGGCCCGATCGCTCGCTCCCAGAAACCTTCGGAATCCGTGAGCGCAGGCTAAACCAGTATCGGCATAGGCGCGATCACGGTAGGAGCGATCGGAACTCGCCTTGTCGGTCCGGCCACAGGCGAGATCGCGATTTTGAACGGCTGGTATCGTCCTACACCTGCGCCAGCCGAAATCTGATCGAGGCCCCGTGCTGCGTCGTACACCTCAACTCGGAGGCCAGCGGCAGTGATCGGTCGAATGACCAACGGACCGTGGTGCCGAAAGGCTGTGCCAAACTCGTCCGCTGTGACCGAGCCAAGTTCCACAACCCCACGGAAGGCACTGCCGTTGATCCACAGCCAGAGGCCGACGCTTTTCCACCATGCAGACCGTCGCCGTTGGTAGGCGAGGACGTTATGGATTGCCCGCCTACGTCTCCCGACATCAAGAAAGCTGCCGGACGCTTGTCCGATCGCAATGGCGTGCGGGCGTCGCGGCTTCACCGCCTCGATACGCCGGCACATGTGCAGCGAATATTTCCAGCAGCAGTTCGGACAGGACGGTAGAGCGCAGCGGTGCGCGGAAGAACAGGATGATGGCATCCCATATTTAGCCGCTCGAGCGCCGCGCTAAATAACTGATGCAACCGCCCTACCCCGGCCATCACCTAAAATATGTCGCGTGGACCACCGCGCGCCGCAGCAGCCATCCGCACACCGTCCGGCAGCCCGGCCTCCTCCGTAGCCTTATGGACGACGATCAATTCCTCAAGCAGCTCGATGAGCGCCGCCAATGGCTTGCTGAGAACTGTCGCGGATCGTTCTGGGTCGATGAGCTCCGCGAAAGCGGTGTCGAGGTCGGCAAGCTATATCGTTTTGCAGAGCTCAGGATGCCGACTGGTTCCGGTATCAGTTTTGATTGGCGGCCGATGGCCGCTGGTGCTTGCTGGGCGCTCAGCGCCCGCGCGCGGCGATCGCTGCAAACGCTTCCTCCGCAGCTTTGAAACGCGTCTCAGCGGCCGATTTGAACCGCTGCGGATGTCGATCAGGATGCAAATGGACCCGGTAAGCTCTCTGCGCGGCGGCAACGACAAACTCTGGCGCGCTCGGCGACAGTCCGACACGTCGGAAAAGCGCTATGCGCTCCGCCTCGTCCGCACAATTCGCTGAACCGCGACTGCCTCCTGCCGCTGCCTTCAGCTTTTCGATCTCTGCCTCGGCCTGCGCGACAATCGTCTCGAGGGCGCTTACGTAAGCTGGATCGATATCACTGCGCCGAGAGTACAGGCGCGTCGTATCAATCCCGCCGTGAACGTGCAGCCACCATCCGCCGAGCACGGCCGCTACCGCGACGCAGATCAGTACCACCAACGCCCACGCCGGCAGCGATATGAGCCATCCCAAGGCGACGAGTACGACGAGCGACCGCATGTTCACCGCCTGCCAAAGAGCAGAACCGGCAACAGGTTCGATTGGCCGATCAGCCGACCGCGGTGATCACGCGTCTCGCCCGATCGAGGATCATAGACGCCGGCAAGCGTGCCCTGCTTGGTCCGCGCGATCAGCTTACCGGTCAGTTTCAGACGCTCGATCGTGCCAACGATCGTGCCGCGTTGATCTCGAATGACCTCGCGCGCAGGCGCCTGTTCGAACTGGGCCTGAACTGCGCTCATCAGAACGTATCCTCCAGCTCCACTTCCAACGCGTCGAGAAGCCGCTCCACATGTTGGTCGTCGGCATTGGCCAGCGCGTGCTGATCGACAAACGTTGCGTTCAGGGAATGGTCCAACAGCGCGGCAATCCCTTGCTGCTCGTCGGACGGCATGGGGTTGAAACGATAAATGATCCCGAGCTCGTCGAAACGCTCGCGGATCGCGCCCGCAACCGTCGCGCTGACACGTCGGTTTCGCGGTCTGGACAGGTTTTCGCATTGCCAGCGGTATTCCGAACCGGTGCGAACCAGAGCCAAGTCGATAACCGCCTCCTCGCCCTCCCTCACCCACTCGACCAAGACTCGCTCCCCAGTGAAAGCGAACGAGAGGAGGCTTCCAGCACAGTTCCTGAATCGACGCCCCAGACTTTCCTGGTCGGCCCCAATCCGAACCTGCAAGTCGGGGTCGTTGTCAGGGATCGGAACCGGCACTGGCAGCCGGACCTGTCGCTTCAGCCACGTTTGAGCCCACTCGCCGATCCTGACGTTTTTCACGTCGGCCGGGAGTTGATCGAGGCTCTCGCGAACATCGCGCTCGGATGCGTCGCAAAGCTCGGGGAGAAGCCTGCTGAACGCGTTGAGCGCAGCCACTTCGAGAGGCTTTGCGCGTTCGAGAACCGCGCGGTGCACCAGGACATCGTCAAGTTCAGAGGCCATCAGGATTTGTTCGGGGCGAACGAGGCCGTGCAACTGACTGAGCGCCTTGACCCTGTGACGGTTCTCGGGCCGGTCGCACAGCTCAAAGGCCGTTCGGTACAAACTCCGTCGATAGAAAGGGGCCGGGCCAACCCGAGCTAGAAGCCCAGCAAGCCCGTCCGGACACCGTCCGTAGAGAGCCTCCAGGAGCTTCTTCGGCTTCGTCTGGATCAGCGCCCTCGCGATCTGCGCCAGCGGATCGAGATGACTGCTCGCCGCGAAAACATCCGGCGCATGTTGCTGGATCTGCTGCAGGAATGCGTCGGGCTGATCCAGGTCGAGCTCAGCCGCTATCGCCCAGACGACGGTTCGCCGGAAATCGGTGGCGTAGAGCTGATGGTACAGGAAGTGCGGTTGGTGACCTTCAAGTCGAGCGGCAAATTCGAGAACATCGGCATGAAGAGCGCGAGGATGAAAAGGCTGCCGATCGACTTGTACCAATGCTCTCTCCACGTAATTCACGTGGAGAGAGCATTGCACGGAACCGAGATTCCGGAAGCAAAATCTGCTGGATCGTGACCGCGTCAGCTCCAGCGCAGTTTGATAGCGATGATATCGTGTTCACGCGGCTCCTCGTGAAACAGGATGTAGCTGCGCCCCCAACGCTCCAGAAGACTATTTGGGGTTGATAGCATGGACCCAAAGAAACTGAGGTCGTCTGGCGTACAATTCCGACAGCTTGGTTGCAGCACGCAGTGCTCGCGATGATCTGTTACAAGAATAGCATCACCGAGCACGTCCGCGTCTGCATCGAATGTATTCCCCTTGGTACTGCTTTTCCTTACGAGCTCCGTCGCCCCCCTGTTAACCGGGACGTCGCGCAGACGGCTTGGGTCAATCCAACTGTGCGCCTGCACACCTGTTAGACGAGCGCGTCCACCGTTAAACTCCACCCAGGCTTCGCGTGGCCACACGAATTTGAAGTGCTCGAACGTGGGATCATCGCGAACCGATCCGTGCAAGGCGTCGACGTTGAGTCCAATTGCCTCGATCAGTCCGGTATTGGCCCTGATAACGTGGCGAACGCCGATCCTTTCCCGGCACAGAATGTTTTTGCGCTCAAGTTCGCGCAGTGTAGCCCGGCTGCTTGCGCTACGGTTCATCCGGTTGATTTTGGTCATTGAGAAATTCTTTCTTTGTGACACTCAGCCTTCTAAGCTCGCGTCTTAATAAATTAGCTTTTTGAATACAGTAACGTTTGATTGGCAACAGCTGCGGGACGATGTCTCAATTGATTCTAAGATCCCGACATGACTGTCAACGCTAATATTCCATAAGATGCGGGCGACTAGATTATTAAAGATATAAAACAGAAAGCAACAGGCTAGATATCGAATCTACCCCTTGCTGCGCGCCTTCATTTAATCCCCACCGAGCGCGACTCTTGATATCGGTAAATTGTACGCATATATATCCTAAATTCATGAAAACAATATATTTTTTCATAATCCACGCTATTCGGATGAATAATTTTCTACTTTGCAATGTTTACCAGTCATATTTGTGACCGGTCAATTTAAAAAATGATCCGTGCTTTCATCTGTAGTGGATATTTTATAGAAGATATGAGAACATACAACATCACAACATATTTGATTACATTCATCTAAAAGATAAACTCCCACGGATTGATCAACCGAGGCGCAAATCAATCGCTCATCCCAGCGGTCAAATCATTATTCATCCCTTCTACGGAAGCTGAAATCAGCTTTCCAAAAGCGTCCTGATCCATCCCTGGGCGCTCGCAAGGTGTTGCTTCTTCCCGGTCGACTGCCAGCGTTCGATGTTCTTCGCCAGCATCTGGGCTGCATACTTGCTTCCGGCCCTCTGGAGGGCAGCCTGCTCTAGCGCACGCGTTCGAGCGGATGCGGCCTTCACCTTTGCGGTAGCCTTGCGACGTCCGTATCTTGGGAAGGAGAGAGCCTCCTCTGGAGACAAACCGTTGCGTACTCTGGCTCGGACGGTTGATAGCTTGAGGCCGCGAACAGCGCACCATTCCCGAAGGGACAGAGCGTGACCACCGATCGTTATTAGGCCAATCATTGACGAGTCGACCGTCTCAGGTTGGCTTTTCAGGATAACGCGCCCCAACCTGAGTTTAAATGTGTCATCCATTGCGCTTTCTCGTCAGTAAAACTGCGGCATAATTGATGCTTTCTCGAATTCTACTCTCGACATACTGCGACGCCTCGCTCGCCGAACCCTCGACGCGATGGAAGTGGAACACCATCGCACTCTCCTCGATGATGAACACGTTCGGCCAACCGAGTTCGATCAGCAGGCCCATACCGCCAGCGTGCAATTGGAGGATTGTCCCTCGATCCCGGCTGTCAGCATCTGACGCGTCCATGCCTCGAGCGACGATTTCAGCCCACAAGGTGGCGCGAGCGTGCCTGATATCTCTCTCCAGCGCGAAGCGAGCGTCGAGCCGAGTAAGACCAACATCGACGATCTGACTGCGGAGTCGCGGTACCGCTTGGCGTACCGACGGCGCATCTTGGACAGTGATTCGATGAAGGCCATCGGCGCCAATGCGGACTCTGCCGACCAAGCCGAAGCTGGGGTGTCTCTTGAATTGACCGTACTCGATGTCCCAGGTGTCCGTCGTGTAGTCATTGATCACATCGATCTTTGAGAAGACTTCTTTCTCATCGGGCATTGAACTCTCCGACTAGGCATGCGCCATCAGTCCGCGCAGATCCGGCGCGGCGCGAACATCTCTGAAATGGGTTCTGGTGTGGCCGGCGAGCGCCATCGCGCCGTCCCGAGCACCTTGGTTGCTTTAGGCGCGTTCATCCTGCAGCTCCCTCGAACGGCTTGCCGCCGAGGTGGCGTCAATCAATCTTAGAAAGCTTCATTGCGCGCCCCATCCATGGCTTCAGCTGAACAGCCTCGATCCAGTCGGATAGTGTTGGGATAAAGCCGCCGAAATCTTCGGCGACGTGCTGTTGGGCCACCCAGCGAGTTGGAACGGCACGTCCATCGCTAGTGATGAGCGTAGGACCAAAAAGCGTGACGCACTCGGCTATGCCGAAGGCGTGGTGACGGACCAGGCGGTGGCGACCGTCGCAACTTGCTGCTTTGCTGGCATCAAACCAACTGTGAATGTGCAGATAGTCAGAAGCCTGCCCGCCGAATTTGCGTGCACTGGATAGGCCATGGTGAAAGGGATCAGCCATCGTCAGAGGTCCACACGGGTGTCGTTGGTCACGCGCCAAGAATGATCGCAGGTCACTTTTCCTTCGGCGACGTCGATGCAGATCACACCTCGCGAACCATCGTTGATCTCCCAGCCCGGGAAATTCCCAGTTATGGCACTATCCAGCCATTCTTCGCAGAGATCGTGGAGCGTTTCTTTCGTTTCCGATGTAATAGGATTGCCTGCACTACAATATTTGTTGAGGTCGACAGCATCTCCAGACGAATTCCAGGCATCTATTTCTTCGACGTGGCCCTCGTCACCATAGCCATCATAGGTCAGCTCGACTTCCGAGATGTCGGCCGCGGCGAGGCTCTTCAGCATTGTCTCGCGTAGGCGGTCGGTCGTCTCGCTCTCGGTTTGAGCGTGATCCTCTGATACGCTTTGCTGGCGAGGCACTGCGCCACTCAACAACCTTCCCAGATCTGTATCCTCGTATCGAGTGGTGACCAAAACCGGGATACCAAGCGCTTGAGACAGGTCTCCCTCCAGCTTACGGCACATCAACTCGTCGAAAATCCCTGGGACAACAAAGGCATGATCACGCTGTCCTGTTGCGAGAAAAGTGCCCGAATTAACGCACTGGCCTCTGTACTTTTTCATTTCGCTCTCAATCTTGGCGTCATCTTGCTCCACCGTTTGACGGCGTTCGTACTGGACATAGATTTCGGTCGACGAATTTGATTTCGACATGCTTCTTCTCCGGATGTGGACATGCGTTCTCGATCTGCGCGACCATCAGCGCAGTCCGACTTTCATCTCTCAGCTTGGTGCTTGGGCGCACTGCTGCCGGCCGGCAGCGTCATCTGCAGAGCCCGCAAGCGGGCTCCCGGCAGGACTTATTCAGGCAAGCAACTGAAATGTAGCCTACTGCGTTCCGAACCACCGTAGACGGATCATAGTGGCGGTGCGATCGTCGATCGTGCTCAAGCCGTCGTCGTCGAGCGGAAATCCTTCCTGAGCAAACCATTCGACAATAGTGTTTTTTGGATGCTTTTTCGACTCCCAACCCCGAACAGGGTGCACGATCCATTCTTCACCGAACTCGGAATACACGCGATACTGATGTATTTTGATGTGCTCGCCAGAAAACTCCTCGATTCCGAGGTCAAGCAACCCGCATGCGAGCGCTACGGCTTTGGGCAGCGGATTGATGCCGCGTTCGTACTGGGACACCGCGTCACGGCTTAACCCCAGCTTTGCAGCAAGTTCTGATTGTGAGAGGCGCTTCGAGGCGCGCCATGCCTTGAGTTGCTCGTTTGTCATGACGAGACCATACTCGCACAAAATCGACATCGTCAAATCGACTTTGCGGCTAAAGTCTGCAACTTTAGAATTTTTATCGGCTTCATTCGGACATTTCTGCTATGCAGACAACGCATGAGCTGTCATGACCTGATCATTACGAAGTCGTCGACCGTCTTGCCACGTAGGTCGAGACCATCCTCGCCACGCTTTGGGCCATCGATCAGCCGCATGCCAGACGTTAGCCCGCCTTTGTCCTGAGCCAGCAGATACCATGCAGTCTCACCGTGCAGATGGATTGCGATGTCACCATTGCAATTGAAAGCGACATGTTTAATTGCCTGCCGTAGCCGCATATTCAGCTCCGTGCGTATGTCGTGCAGCTTATGCAGGTCGATCTCCGATCGCATGCGCCCAATAAGCTCGATCATCGCGTCGCGGCGGCTCTCGGGCGACTGAGAGAAGTTCAGGGCGTCAAGCTTGGCTTGGTTCTCGCTCCTGGACTTCGCGAGGGTAGCGATCTCGGCCTCCTTCTCGGCGACGATAGCCACCGCCGTGGGCGAGCCTTTGAAGGCGAGGATGATATTGCGGACCTCCACCTGGAGCGCGTCGAGCTTCATGCTCTCCTCGTTGACCACGCGGGTCAGCGCCGACTTCTCCGCTGAACGATGGTCGGTAAGCTTGATCTCGCTCACCAGCCGCAGGATCGCCTCCTCGACCTGATCATATCTAGGGACGCGGCTGTTGTCGCAGTAGTTTTCCGACCGGCCGGCGCAGCGAAGTCGCCGAAACTTCGACCCGTCCTTTTTCGCTATCTGGTTTTTGATCTGCATCGTGCTGCCGCAATGTTGGCAGACCGCGATCGGCTTCAACAAGTTCGGGAAACCAATACCGGTGTTTCCACGCACGCGAGCCCTCTTCCTCATCACAAGGGCGTCGTTGGCCTTCTGCCAAAGGTCGTGATCGATGAAGCCGGATGGGTAGTAATTTGGCATCACCTTCATCAGCTTGTGCTGGCGCTTGCCGTTCTCGTCTTCCCACACCTGATGGGAACGGAACTCACCGAGCACCGTGCGCGAGCGGACGATGTCTTGAACGGTCGTGCTGTTCCAATGGTGCTTGTTGGTAGCGGCAGACCCGCTCAACCGTTTCAGGTCACCGAATGGCTTGATCCCCTCCTCGGTGAACCGCTTGGCGATCTCGTATGACGAATGTCCGCTCGCGCACATCCTGAAGATGCGCTGCACGATCGGGACGATGTCCTCGTCCAGTGTGAACCACTTCTCGCCCGTCCTCTTGTTGACGTTCCTGATCACCCACGTCGGCACCCTGCCCGCGACGATCTCACCCGTCTCGCGACCGTGCTGATACGCCTGCCGGACCAACCGGCTTTTGTTCTTGCTCTCGTCATGCGCGAGCATCAACGCCGAGATCATCGACTGCGCGATTTGCGGCACGGTGTTGACGCTTTCAAGCGTGATCGGGTTCGGCTCGTGGATCGCGTGGATCACGACGCCCGCCTCCAGAATTTCCTTCAGAAGTCCGAACGCGGACATGAAGGGCTGGCGGCTCAGACGATCCAGAGCATCCACCACCAGAGCTTCGCCGGATTTGATAACCCCGGCCCTGATGAGGTCCAGGACACGGCCAAGCTCGCCCTTTTTCTGGTTCTTGCCCGTCCAGGCGCTGATGCCTCGGTCCTCGTACGTTCCAACGAGAGTGAGACCTCGGCTCTTAACGAACGCGAGGGTGTTCTCGTCCTGCCTTTTGAGGCCGTGCCCGGTGAGTTGCGACGGGTGCGAGACGCGTCGGTAGAGGTGTCCAAGCTGTGTCATCCCCTTGAAATAACTTCCAGATTTGACGGCTGTCAATTGTAAAGGTATATCCCGGTCGAGTCCTTGAACTTGCGCACCGCGGCCTGCGTCTTCCGGTTCATCACGAAGCTGGCGTTCTGGCGATAGCCGGCCTTCAGCGCATAGACCAGATCGACCAGGATGTCGGACGGGTTCGAAGCGGCGAAGGCGCCGGCGACACCGGTCTTCAGCGTGCCGAGATTGCCCCAGCTCCAGCTGGCGTCGGCGACGGTCGGATAGGCCAGAAAGCCCTTGGGCTTGTCGACGCCGTCACCACCGACGAAGGCCGCCCCCTCCTGCTCGGCAAACGCGCTCTCGACCTCTTCGGCGATCCACTGGTCGATATCGACAATGGCGTCGTCGAGCAGGGTCTGCGTCGCCGCCGGCATGGCATAGAGTTCCATCGCCGGGAAGGAGAGTTCGGCCAGCGTCGGCGTGCCGCTCTGCGGACGCGCCGCCGTCTCCGCCACCCAGCCGGAGGCCGGGCCGGTGGTCGAGAACGCCTTCTTGTAGGTGCCGGAGGAAATGGTGCGCACCGTCGCGATCGAGCGGATCGGCGACACCGTCGCCAGGCGGCGCAGGATTTCGCCCTCGACGGTCGAGGGTGCGAGATAGCCGCCATCCGGGCCGGAGCCGGCGGAAAGCGCCTTGGCTTCGAGCCGTTTCAGCCCGGTCGCCTCGCCATGGCGAACATAGGAGGCGAAGGCGGCCTTGTGCTCGGCCACGGCCGGATCGCGTTCCTCGCTCGCACCCAACGCCGGGCGGCGACTGTCGAGGCTCAGCCGGTCGAGCCGGCGGCGGGTCTCGTCGAGCGCATCGTCGAGACGAGCGAGCTTCTCGCCGGTCAGCACGTCGCCGCCCATGCGGGTCTCGAGCTCGGCCAGGCGCTCGTCATTGGTGGCGCGATAGGCCTCCAGCGTGTAGCGCAGATCGTCATAGACAGCGGCGGCCTCGCCGGTCGCCTTGGTCTCGGGAGCCTGGTTCAGCGCAGTCATGGAATCTCCTGTGGTTCTGCGGCTTCAGGTGGGTTTTCAGACAAGGGCGGCACGACAGGAGGGGCGCAGCGCCTTGACGGCGCTGACCCTTGCCTGCGGCAGCATCGGGAAGGTGACGAGCGAGATCTCCCAGAGGTCGACCTTCTCGAGCCGGCGCAAACCGGTGCGCGGCTCGCTGCGGGCACGCTGCGAGCGGAAGCCGATCGAAAGCCCGTCGACGGCGCCGTCGCGCATCAGCGCATGCAGCTCGCGGGCCCGCGCCACGGCGAGCGAGAGCCGGCCGCGGACATAGAGGCCGCGCGAATCCTCGCGCAGGTCGAGCCAACGGCCGATCGGCTCGGTCGGGTCATGCTGCCAGAGCATTCGGATGCCGCCGGCGCCGCGGCGAGCGAGGCACTCGCGGAAGGCGCCGGGCTCGACCACGTCCTTGCCGAGATCAGCGATGCGGAACAGGCTGGCATAGCCCTCGAAAGCACCGTCCGGCTCGATCCGGGCCAGCGGCTGCGCCAGAAACTTGGCTTCGCGCGCTGGCCCGGCATAGCGAGGCGGAACGCTTCTCATCGTGCCCCTCCCCGCCCGCCGCGGCCGTTGGCGTCGAGCTGCCCCAGCGTCTCGAAGAAACGGCCGAACACCTCGCGCGGCTGGCGGCCGGGGCGCGGCGCGCCGACGCCCGATCTGACGGCTGCCGGAGCCGGCCTGGGCGGCTGCTTGCCACCGGTCTTGCTCATGAATCCCCTCCCTCGTAGCGGGCGTTGAAGCGGGCGAACTCACGCACGAACTCGTCGAAGCGCCGGTTGGCGGCGATCAGCTCGCGCAGGGAAAACAGCGCCAGCCCCGAGGCGCAGAAGGCCCAGAGCAGCAGCGCGAGATGGCCGAGATCGCCACGCGCGACGATCCCGGCGGCGGCTTCGTCGAACGGGCTCATGACGACACCTCCCGGCGGCCATAACCGACCGCCTCGCGTTTCTCGTCCTCGCTGAGGAAGCCGGCGGCGGAGACCCGCCGCCAGAGCGATTCCCGCTCCTCCGCCAGCGCCTCGACCGCATCGAGATCGGGTTCGAGCGTGAGCGCATCGCCGAAGGCCGGGCCGAGCCATTGCGCCAGCGACTGGGCCGTGCGCCTGACCAGCGGGATCAGCGTCTGGCGCCAGAAGGCGCGGTTCGCCTCGGCGAAATTGGCATGGGTATTGTCGCCAGGCAGGCCGAGCAGCAAAGGCGGCACGCCGAAGGCGAGCGCGATCTCGCGCGCCGCGACGCCCTTGGCGGCGACGAAATCGAGCTCGGCCGGCGTCAGCGACAGCGGCTTCCAGTCGAGCCCGCCTTCGAGCAGGAGCGGGCGTCCGGCATTGCGCGCGCCTTGGAAGCCGTCCTCCAGCTCCTGCTTCAGCCGCTCGAACTGGGCCTCGGTCAGAGTGCCGCCTTCCGGCCCGTCATAGACCAGGGCGCCGGAGGGCCTGGCTGCATTGTCGAGCAGCCCCTTGTGCCAGGCGCCGGCCGCGTTGTGGACGTCGAGCGAGCAGGCGGCCGCCTCGACCGGCGAGAGGCCGTAATGGTCGTCGACCGGATGGAACAACGACAAATGCAGGATCGGCGGCAGCGCGCCCTCGTCCTGGCGGAAGCGGATGGTCTGGGCGCCGACCGTATAATCATAGGCCTCAGGCCAGCCGTCGCGGCCGGGCACCACCCGCATCCGGTCGGGCCTCAGCGCATAGAGCTCGCGCGGCTCGCGGCCGATGCTCGCCGCTTCGACATAGGCATTCCCGGCGACGAGCAGATGCCCGTAGAGCATCTCGCGAAAGGCGATGCCGCCCTGGCGCGGATTGGGCCGCTCGATCAGCGCCAGCGCCGGATGCTCCGGCATCTCGCGCCCGCCGACCTTGGCGATCAGCTGCGTCTGCGCCGCCGCCTCGGCGATCAGCCGAACGCAGCGATGCACGACGGGATTGCGCTGATAGCCCTCCCTTGCCAGGGCGCCGTAGTCGCGCGGCGTCCAGACCGGGCGGCCGGCCTCGTGCAGGGCGATCAGCGGCCCGACGCGCGAGCGCTTCTGTTCCGGCGCGGCAAGGCCGCGCAGGCTGCGAAGGAAATTGAGCATGGGTTTCTCGCTATGAAGCGCACGTCATGCTCGGCCTTGAGCCGAGCATCTCATGCAAGATGGTCCTGAGATTCCCGGATCCGCTTCGCGGTCCGGGAATGACGGCTGTTCCTAAAGCCCCCTCACCCGCGGCCGGCCCTTCGGCCCGAGCATCAGATAAGTCAATGCCCAGACCAATGCGTCGAGCCGGTCGGGCGAGCGGCCAGAGCTGAGCCCGGTCGGCCCGAAGTCGCACATCTCATCCTCGAGCGCCGGAAAGGCGCCGGCATGGCGCACCCGGCCCTGCGCATAGAGCGCCGCCACCGGCTCGGCCCGCAGGAATTTTCCGCGCGAGGCCCTGACCGGCATCACCGGCACGCCCGGATCGACCTCGCGGATGACGCTGGTCGCCATCTCGCCGCCCTGGTTGACCTCGACGACCAGCACATCAGCCTCCAGCCGGCGATAGAGCGCGACGGCGGCAGCGGCCCATTCATGCGGCTTGGCCCCCCCGAGCGTTCCGTCCGCCAGCACATGGGCGATGCCGTCGCGATCAATCCCGGCCGCGACGAGCCCGCAGCTGTCGGCCCGCTTCGACGAGGACGCCGGCGGATCGATCGCCACGACGATCCGCGCCAATGGCGGCGCGTCGCGCTCGCGGCATTCCTCGATCAGCGCCCGGCTCCAGAGCGCATCGGCGCTCTCCTCGACGATCTCGCCTTCGAGTTCCTGCCGGCCGAGCCGGGTGCCGCCATAGGCCTGGCTCACACTGTCGAGAAAGCTCGGCGCCAGGTTGAAGCGGTTGGCGCGGGTCGCCGCCCGGCTGACGGCGACCCTGGGATCGTCGAGCAGCCGCTTGATCAAGGGCAGCGGGCGCGGCGTCGTCGTGATCACCTGTCTTGGCCTTTCGCCAAGCCTCAAGCCGAGCTGCAGCATGTCCCAGGTCTCCTGAAGGTTCGGCCATTTCGCCAGCTCGTCGGACCAGGCGGCGCCAAATTGCGGGCCGCGCAGGCCTTCCGGGTCCTCGGCGGTAAACACCTGCGCGATCGCGCCATTGCCCCATTCGAGCCGGCGGCGCGACGGCGACCAGATCGGCCTCTCCCAGCGATGATGGACCGCCAGCAGCCCGGAGACGCCCTCGATCATCACATCGCGGACCTGCGCCTGCGTTTCGCCGACAAGGGCGATGCGGCCGACGGGAGCGGTCGCAAATGGCCATCGCCCCAGTGCCGTGCCCCGTACCCACTCGGCGCCAGTCCGGGTCTTGCCAGCGCCTCGCCCGCCAAGAACGAGCCAACTGAACCAATCATCCTGCGAGGCAGGAAACTGATCCGAACGCGCCCAAGTCGCCCAAGTCGTCAGGATGATCTGCTGTTCCTCAGGTGAGGCCGTCTCCATGAGGCGGCGCACCAGCCGTGCCCGCCTCCTCGGCGGCAAGCGCCCCAAGACGGCGTCCAAGCTCGCTGCGGAGCTCATCGACCCGGCGCAATCCTTCGGCGGGGCTGGGCTCATCCTCGGACTTTCCTCCCTCCCCCGCTGCCGCCGAATCCAGCGCGACCAGCTCGCGCACCGTGCGAGCCAGCGTCGCCAGCGTCTTGGCATCGGCCTCGCTCGCGGCCGTGCCGGCCGGCAGTTCGGCCAGATGCGCCTCATGCGCTTCGAGCTGGGTCTGCGCCGCCTTCCAGAGCTTGCTGATCACGGCTTTGCGGCCGCCGCTCCGTGCAGGCTTGCGTTTCGCCGCCGGCCGAGCCGGGGCGGTGTCATCATTCTCATCGTGTAGCGCGAACTTTCAAATGGCATTGAGCGAACGATCAAATGGCAACAGATTGAAAATCTGACGCCACCCTCTAGCAGCGCCTGGTCAACCTGCCGGCGCTAGCCGACCGCTGAGCCGCCGCCTCCGCCGGAGCTGTTGACCGCAGAGTTGTTCTTCGAGGTCGTGGAGGGCTTCGAGGCGGCCTTGCCCCCCTTCTTCTTGCTCTCCTTGGCCATCTTTTTCGTCGTCGAGCCATCTTCCTTGGCCTTGAGCTCGATCTTGGTGCGGAACCCGTTGTTGTCGAAGGTGTGCTCGACCGAATCCGCCCGGTACTCACCCGCCACGTCGTCGACGAAGCCCTCGCCCAGCACGACATCGGCTTCGGCCTTCGCCTCGGGGCGGCCCTTGGCGAGCGTGACATGGCCCTGCGCCGTGTTGCGCGTCAGGCGCTTCGCCTCGGCCTGACCCTTCTTTTTCGCCAGTTCACTGCTCGGCAGAGGATCGCGGACCGTGAAGGTCGGCCCGTCGAGCCCGGTATCGGACTTCTCGACGACGCGCTTGCCGGTCTTCTGGTCGATATAGCTGGTCTCGACCTTGCCGTACTGCGCCCGGCTGTTGGGTGTGATCTCGCCGTCGACCGTGTCGGACTTGGCGATCTCGATCGTGATCAGCTTCTTGCCGCCGGCCGAGCTCGCCTCGCCACGCGGGGTCGCGACGAGCTTGTCGCCCATCGGCTTGATCACCGCGTCGAGCGCATCCGCCAAGTTCGTAAGGAAGTCGATATCGCTGGAATCGACATGGGCGAGATACTCGACAGGGATCGATTTCAGCTTGGCGTGGATCTCCGGGGTCAGCTTGTTGCGCTTGGCGATGCGTGTGATGACGTCGCCGACATTGGTATCCTCGAAATGCTCGCGCCCGCCGCCCTTCAGCCCGGTCTTTAGGTCGGCGGCATTGGCCTGGATCGTGACGGTCTGGCCGCCATCGTCCCATTTGCGCGAGAAGGTCTGCATTTCATAGGTGCCGATCTCGGCGATCCCGGTCTGCTTGTAGCCGAGCCAGACCTCGATCTTGGCCTTGTCGCGCGGCCGGGCGATCTGATTATGGCGATCGTCGAGCTCCAGCGTGAGTTGATCTGACTTCTGCCCGGCCTCGTCGCGCACGGTCGCCTTGATCAGGACGCTGTAGAACTCGCCCGCGACCTCCTCGCCGTCGATCTTGATCTCGATCATGGGCGTGAAGCCGCCCTTGCTGACGTTGTCGAGGACGTAGGCCATCAGTCCCAGAGCCTCACGGTCTCGCGGCGCGGCGGCGACGAGGGCGGCGCCTCCGGCAGGTCGATTTCCGTCCCGACCGGCACGATCGTCCCGAGGTCGGCGAGCCCGCGATTGAGCTCATAGGTGAGCTCGACCAGGCGCGTGTCGGGGTTCCCGAAATGGCGGAAGACGATCAGGTCGACCGTCATGCCCTCGCGCGTGACCTTGACGCGGGCCATCAGAACAGACCGCCGAAGCTGCCGTCTCCGCCAAAGGGCGCGAGCTCGATCGAGAATTCGGTGATCGCGCCGATGCCCGCGCGGGTGATCTTTTTGTGGGTCGCGCTGACGGTGAGGATGACGACGGTCCCGAAGACCTCCGCCGCCGCGCCGGCGGCGCTCCAGCCGATCAGCTCGACCGGCTCCCCCGCCGATTGCGTCGCCTTCAGCATCAGATACTGCGCATGCCCGCCGAATTCTGCATGGAAGTAGAGCCCCTCGACCTCGAAACTGTCCTCGCCGCGGCCGACGAACTGGCGGGCGGGTCCGACGCCGAAACGGTTGACCGAGGGCCAGTTGGCCTTGGTCGTCTCCTTGATCGTCTGGATCGAGAGCGGCAGCGCCGCGAAGATATGCGGGCCGATGGCCAGGATCGGGATAACCATCAATCCACCCCGTCATGCAGCGAGCCGGAGAGGCCGCGCGAGCCGCCGCCACCGCCGGCGGCGAGCGCGGCCTTGACCTGCCCGGCGACCCCTTGCGCCGCGGCGACGGCAGCCGCGCCGCCGGCGGTGATCCCGGCCGCGAAGGTCGACATCAGCGAGGCGCCGGCGCCGCTGAGATCGCCGCCCTGCAGTGCGGCCTCGATGCCGGTCTTCACGCCGGCGGCCGTGCTCTCGGCCCCGGCCGCGCCCGACTTCAGCCCGGCGTTGAGCCTTTCCATCATCGTCATGCCGGCGGGACCGAGGTCGATATCGGTCGCGCTCTTGACGGCCGAGGCCCAGGCCGCGCCGCTGTCGCCGCCGGCGCCGTTGAGGCCGAAGGAGAGCAGGCCAGGCCCCGGCCCCTTGGGCGCGGCACTATCGGGAGCCCCGCCGAGCTTGTTGAACCCGAAGGCGCCGGCCGCCGCCGCATTGGGCGCGGCCTGGCGAGCCGCCATCGCATCGCCCGCCGCAGGGTTTTCGAGGGTGGCGAGCTCGCGCGCGGCGACCGAGAGCCGGGCGCGCTGCACGTCGGCATCGCCTTTGAAGCCTTGCTTGTCGGCGGGGTTGCTGGCGGTCGCCGCCAGATCGTCCAGCGCCTGGACGCGACTGGTGATCTGCCGGACGCGCTCGCGCTGGGCCTCGGCCTCGCCGCGATCGGCCTGGCCGCGCTCGGCCTGGTCGGCCGGGCGGCGCGGATCGGGCGCCGCGACGCGCCGCTCCTGCGCCTGCGCCGGGATCTCGGCGAGCTGGTTGCGCAGCGCCTGGAGCTTTTTCTGTTTGCCGAGACCGAACTCGCCCGGCGCCAGCTTCTGCTCCGACTCGAGCGTATCGACCTGGCGCTGCAACTGGCGCCGCAGGAGCTGGCGACGCTCGTCGAGCACGTCGGCAGGCTCGGCCTGGGCGGTACGGGCGGTGGTCTCCTCATAGTCGGACTGCGCCGAAATCTGGTTTGAACGGCGCTTCACGGCCAGCGCCATCTGGTGGTCGCCGGCGAGCTTTTCGCGCTGCTCGGGCGTCAGCGCCTCGCCCTTGGCCTGGGACTGCGCCAGGCTCTCGACCTCTTTCTTCTGCTCGGCACGCTTGTCGATCGCGTCCAGGCCGGCGATGACCCGCTCTACGCCTTCGTTGATGGCCGGCAGCGCCCAGCGGCCGAGGCGATCGCCGACATCCGAGGCAAGGGCGGAGAGCCGCGAGAGATGCGTCGATGTCGTGGCGAGCTCGACGTTGAGACCCTTGTCGAGCGAGCCAGCATAGGTTTGCGGGTCTTTCGTACGGTCCAGGAGGCGCATGAACTCGGGCAGCACTTTCTTGGCTCGCAGGACATCGTCCCACCATTCCTTGCCGAAGAGCTGAAGGGCGATCTTTGCCTGATCACCGCTCTTTTCGAGGCGCTGGAACAAGTCCACGATCGTGCCGACGCTATTGGTCTGCATGCCCTTCTCGACGGCGGCGGGATCGAGACCGAGTTGCTTGATCGCTTCCTGTGCCTTCTCGGAACCACTGGTGATCGTGCGAAGTCCGCCCGCGAATGCAGCAAACATGCGCGAGGCGACTTCCGGCTGCATGCCGCCGGACCGGAGCGCAGTCAGAAAGGCGATACTCGCCTTCATGTCGACGCCGGCCGTGTCGCCCGCTTCGCCGGCGCGCTGGAACATCTCGACGACGTCCCTGGCCTTGGCAGCCGAGTTGTCTTCCTGATCGTTGACGAGGTCGGCGATTTCTTCGAGCTGATCGATGGTCGACCCTCGGGCGGCTTTGATTTCGAAGAGCTTCTGCGCCGCCTCGCGCATATCCATATCCCAGCCGATCGCGGCTTTGGTGGCCAGTTTGGTGAAGCGCGGCAGAGCACTGAAATCGATATTGCTCGCGCCGGCCTCGGCAACGATCGCTGCGATGTCCTCGAATTTGCGACCATAGGTGATCGCCATCTGTGAAATTTGCTTCTCCAGGCCGTCCCAGTTTTGGCCCTGTGGCAACTCGACTTTCTTCTTGACCTCGGCCATCGCCTTTTCTCGGCTGATCGCGGTGCCCACCGTCCCGCGCACGCCGGCGCTGGCGGCGCGATAGCCGCCATAGGCGCCGACGAGCGGCATCAAACCGCCGCGGCCTCCGGCTGCGGCGGCTCCGGCGGCGGCATCGAGGCCGGCCGGCGACCCTGCCGGGCGACCACGGCCGCCGCGCGGCGCTGGCAGATTGGCGCCCGCCGCGGTCCGCGCCAGATCCTCCTGGGCGCGCTTGACGCCGGCGATCTCGGAGCGGGCGCGCCGGGCCGAGGCGGAGGCCCGGTCCAGCCCCGCCGCCAGCTGGTCGCCGGCGCGCTCGTTGCGGAGCTCGGCAGCAGCCCGCTTGACGCCCTTGAGATCGCGTTCGGCCGAGCGCGCCGCCCGGCCGCTGCGGTCGAGCCCCTTCGCCAGCCCGTCCCCGGCCCGTTCCTTGCGGATGTCGGCCGCCGCCTGCTTGATCGCTTTCAGGTCTTTTGCAGCGACCTTCGCCCCGGGCGAGAGCCGGTTGACGAGGTCCAGGAACAGCTTGACGCGCATGTCGCCGGCCATGGGGTCACCTTCCGAGCCGCTCGGCCGCGATCAGGCAGGCCTCTTCGTGCCAGTAGAGAATCTCGTCGACCGGCATCGCCAGGATCGTCGGCAGCGGCGTGTGCAGCGCCTGGGCGACCTCCGCCGCGAGCCGCGGCAGCCGCGCCAGGCCGCGCCTCAGATCGCGCCCGCCGCGTCCGCCATGACCGCCTCTTCGAGGCGCGCGAGCGCGGCCGGCAATAAAGGGCGGCAGAGTTCCGCGAAGATGAGGGCGTCGTCGGCCGCCAGCGCGGCGATCACGGCGGGATGCACGCCGGCCATGCGGGCGCGGGCCCGGGCGTTGAGCGAGACGCCGTCGTCGTCTTCAAGGACGAGCTCGGCGACCTGCTGGCCGGTGAGACGCCGGATCGTCAGCCGCTCGATCCGCTCGCCATCGACCAGCAGGGGAAAGAGCAGGTCCTGGCTGACCTCCCAGAGCCGGGGCTCGGCCGGCTCGACCCGCGGGCCCTGGCGAGCCGGAGCCGCGGGGGCGGCTGCCAGCGGCGGTGCGACGATCGGGTCGAGCTCCGGGTCGCGCTCGAATCCGGAGAGGATCGCTTCGCCCGGCGCGCTCATCAGACGACCCCGATCATCTGGTTGATGCGCGTGGTCTGGCCGCCGATGGCCTGCCAGCCGCCGAGCTGGACGTTCCAGCGGCAGATCTCGCGGTTGCCGATGATCAGCGAGTATTTCGAGATCGACTTGAGCTCATAGTCGGTGCCCATGTTCGGCTCCAGCTCGCCCATCTCGGCGTTGATCCGGCCATAGGCCGTGGCCGTGACCGGGATCTCGCGGTTGCCGCCCGTCTCGGCATACTCGTTCACGAGCGCCGCGAAGACGGTGATCTTGACGCGGTCGCCGCGCGGGATCTGCGTCAGGGCCAGCACCTCGGGCGAGAGACCCTTGAGGTCGAAGCCGAGCACGCAGGCCTCGGCGCCGGTCGCGATCTCCATCGAACCATTGGTCGCGCCCGGCTGGAAATCCTCATAGGTTTCCTTCGCGACCGGCAGCTTGACCTTGCCGAGCGCCAGCTGGCAGTTGAGCGAGGTGTCGCCGGCATACTGGATATGACAATTGCGCCCCTGGACGAGGAGCAGCGGCAGGCTGGCCATGATGGTCTCTCCGGGTCAGGCGGCTTCGCGCCGGTCGAGCGATTGCAGGATGCCGTTGGCCAGCTCCGCGTAATATTCGAGGTTGCGGCGGGCCCCGAACTGCAGGTCCTGCAGCGGCGCGGCCGGCTCGCGGTCGTATTCGATCCGCAGGATGCCGGAGGCCAGCTGGCCGTTGCTGTTGAGGGTCCGGTCGAACCAGACGCGGAAGCCGAGCACCGCGCCGGCGGCGACGAGCTCGTCGCCGAACATGTCGAGCGACTGGATGATCGAGGTGGCATGCGGGACCGACAGCGTCCGGTCCATCGCCCAATAGAAGGCATTGACGACCGCATCGTCGATCATGTCGTTGGTGCGGACGACGTTGACGAACCGGTCGAGCGGGTCCATCGCGCAGGTCTCGTTGCCCCAAAGCAACGTCCCGTTGCGCACGGTCGCGATCCGGTTTTCATTGAGGGCGTTAGCCTCGCTGTCCGGTTCGCCGGTGAAATAGCTGATCGGTCGGCTGGGCGCGAGAGCGCCGCCGATCGCCTGGTTCGAGGGGCTCTCCCACGGGCCGCCGACCTGACGGTCACGCGCGATGAAGAGCCCGGCGATGCGGCCCGAGGCGGGCTCGTTGACGATGCTGGTGCCGCGCATCACCCGGACGGCCGGGTGGAACAGGTAGGCGCGCTTGTCGTCCGGAAAGTCGTCGCGATAGGTCTCGGCCGCGGCCCGGCTGGTCATCGGCGTGTTGAGGATCTTGATCGCCCGCGAGCGCTTGGCGATGCCGTCGAGCTCGGCCGCGACCGGGTTCTTGGCGTTGCTGATGCGCTGGCTGTCATAGCCGGGCGCGATCAGCAGTTTCGGCGGTTTTGAAGCGAGCTTGAAGGCGTGCACGCCGGAATTGTCGGCGCCGCTGCCGACGATGTTGGCGATCGTGGCTTCGAGCTTGGCCTGGTCGGTGGCGCCGGTGCCCTCGGCCACCCGGACCACCTGGATCTCGGCGATGACGCCCTGATCGTCGATCGCATCGAAGACCGCATCGACATTGCCGCCGGTGCCGAGCGCCTGCCGGAACGCCGTGTCGTTCGTGAAGCCCTCGACCACGACGTCTTCCGGGAATATCTCGGGATCGGCCGCCGGCGCCACGACCATCGCGCCGACCGTATTGTATTCGTTGACCGAGATCGGCCGCGGGGTCGAGCCGACTTCGAAGACGCGGACGCCGTGAAAATACTCGGTTACGGCCATTGTGCGGGGCTCCGGTCGCTCGGGAGAGACGCTTGACAGGCGTCATGCGAGCCGGGACCCTACGGGCGCGGGAGAGGGCTAAAGAGGGTGACGCGTGTCACCCTTCGCCTAGCTGAAGGCTACTTCGACCTGCGCTCTCGTCGTGATCGTGCCAGCGTCGATCGCCGCAACGACCTCGGCTTCGGTGGCGAAGACCGACTGGACATGCTGGCCGACGGCGATGGCGATGGCCGTCATCGTCGCAGCATCGAGATCGACAAACCCCGTAGCGGCCTTGAAGCGCACGATGGTCGCGGGAACCTTGTCGCAGAGCGCGCCGGCGCCGTTGATCATCGCCTGGCTATCGCGATCGGTGAGCACAGTGACGCCGGCGACGGTGATGCCCCCGGTTTCCTTGCGCCAGCGCACATCCGCCGCGTGCGCCCTGAGGCCGCTTCGATAGGCTGCCGCTTCCTCGATCGTCATGGCGCGCGGCGCCCTGATCAGCGCCACCTGCTTCCCTGCGAGATCGACGATCGGATCGGCCGGAGCGAGCACCTCGGCGGCCGGATCGAATGCGGGATCGGGGGCCTGATAGGCCGGGAAATAGCCGATGCCCGACATTCCGGCCCATCCCATGTCGAGCAGGTTTTCCGCCGGGACGTGGCGGAAAGGCTCGGGAATGTCGTCGAAGAGAGCAATAACCCTTTCCTCGGCGAGATCGACCTTTGCGATCGTCATGACAGTGACCTCGCCATCACCGTGTACCTCACCGGAGTGCCTGTGTTGGTCGGGATGTAGCCGAGGACGATCTTGTTGTTCGGCAGGACGAGTCCAACGCTCCAGGCGCTATAGGGGCTGCTGCCGACGAGGCCAGGGGTGATCGTCTGGCCTGTGTCGTAATAGATCGTGAGGACCAGCGAGTTGTCGATCTGCTTCACGACGCGCCCGGTGGTGAAGACGCCGGTCGCGAGCCGATAGAAGATGATCAGGACTTCGTTGTCGTTGATCCTCGCCATGGCGATGGGCAAGCCGTACTGGTACGACGCATTGGTCGTTCCGGCGTAACCCGTCTGGCTGATCCGCGTCGGCGTTCCCGACATGTCCCAGAGTTCGAGGCTATGGCTGAGACTGTTGGGCACCACCAGCAGCCGAGGCGTCAGAGCGCAGATCGGGAAGATGATCGAACTGTTGTTCCAGGTGCCGGTCCCGTCCGGATGCGTGGTGACCGCCTCCAGAAAGGAGGGGGACGTCGTGCCGCCCGGGACCGTGATCCGAGCGGGCTGATACATGTAGTAGCTGCCGCTATTCCCGCCGAAGATCGAGAGTTCCGTGTCCGTCTGCCGCACGATCTGCTGCGGGGCGTCGGAACTCAGGGTGGGCACCAGCATGACTGCGGTCTGGAGCGTACCGCTGCGCAGATCGAAAGAGACCAGAAGCTGACTTGATCCGCTTGAGCGAGGCCCGTGCATCACAGCCAGATTGTTCTGCATCCGGACCACCCGCCCCCAGGAGTGGAAGGGGTTGGCGTTGTTGGCGGCCGACCCGTGGCTGACGAAGGGGCCAGCCACGAACGCATTGAAGCCGGTTCCGGTGAAATCGGCCCAGAAGCAGCCCAGCCCGTCGCTGGCCCCGTTGCTGACCCAGGCCAGGACGAGAGCGCGCGTGGCGGTTATCCGGCAGACACGGATTTTCGAGCTATAGAAGGTATAGGGCGATGGAAGCGTGAAGGTGTACGACGCGATCGCGCTGAAATTTCCGTTGTCCAGCACCTGCGCACGGATGATCTGCTTGCTGTTGGAGTCGAACCCCCAAACCTCGCCGTCCGTGTATCCACCTGAAAAATCCCAGTCGACAGTCCCGTGATTGACGGGGACGGGAGCGTCGTAGACGCCGTTCCAGCTGGTGAAGCTGGCGTCGAGCATGTTGCCGGTGAAGGGCTGGGGAAAGACGACTTCAGGAACGAACCCGATCCTGTTCAGCCCAGGGAACGGCATGTCGGCCAGGAACTCGGGAATTAGGCCGAGACGGCTCATCAGTAGTCTCCGCCTGTGGCAGTGATCTCGATCACGTCGCCGGCGCCGAGCACCGTGTTGGTGGAGGAGAGCATGGCGATGATGGCCTCATCAGGCCCCACCACATCGGCCGTGTCGGGTCGGTTTGGCAGCCAGGGCATGTTGAGTGTGGACAGGATGTTGGCCGGCTGGACGGCGGCCGAATTCCCGGCGCCCGCGCTGACGGAGACAGGCATACCCATCGGTGAGACACGATGGATCGCCGCCGTCGAGGGGATCGCCTCGGCTGTCCAGGTCGCCGCCGCAAAGGTCAGCGTCCCGGCCGCGACGCCTGTGATCTGAGCGACCTTGCGGTTCGCGGCCGTCGTCAGGCCGCCCGTGCGGTTGCCTCGATCGAAGACAGCGACGCGGTCGCCGACGCGCCAGCCTTCCTTGACGAAGTCCTTCTGGCTTGTGTCGCTGCGGGTGATCGTCGTCGCCGTTCCGAACGCCAGGTTCCCGCCCTCGCCGGCCCCCGACTTCGTCACCGCCAGCGCTTTCATGATGACCAGAAGCTTGGTCAGCAAGGTGAGATTGGAGGATGCGACGATGGCGTGAACCCGCGAGCCGCGCAGAGTGGCAGAGCCGATCGCGGGCTGAGGAACCCAGACGGGGACAGCGGCGAAGCCATCGCCGGCGACGATCGCGGAAAGCTGATTGCGGTAGCTGCCGACATAGATGGGCTTGTCCATTGCGAGGTTCCTAGATGATCAGAATGGGCATGCCCGGAGAGCCGGAGGTGGCATTTTCGAGCACGGCAAGCCGCGCTTCGAGTTCGCCAAGCGTGTTGCCGGCAGGAGTGGCGTCGCCGACGAGATCGGTCATCGCGGTGTTGACCGCGGCGAACTGCGTGTCGATCTGGACCTTGCTGTAATAGGTCGCGGGATCAAAGGTCTGAGCGGCAGCGGCGGACTCAGCCGCAGCGAGGGCCGAGGCCGCAGCAGCCTCGCGATCGGCGGTTGTGACCGCCTTATCCTCGGCGACGGCCGCCCGATGGGTGGCAACGGCCATCCGGTCCGCCGCTGTGGAAACGGCGGCAGCCACGGACTGGTCGCGGAGGGCCTGGCCCTCCCCCAGCATCGCCATCTGCGCCAGTGTCGAGCCGGCGAGCGCGCCGATCGACCAGTCGGCATGTGTGCCCGTCAGCGCAGCCGAGACCACCTTGGTCCTGAAATTCCACTGGCCGGTCGCGCGGTCGAAATCGAGATGCTGCACCACCGCATAGGCGTCGGGATCCGAGGCGGTCGCGACGATGGCGAACGGGCCAGGCGTGAAGAGCGCGCGGCGATCGGGCGCGATGATCAGCGCCTGCTCGGCCTCCTCGACGAGCGTGAGGCTGGTCGAGGACGAGCCGACGAGCCAGGCGAGCTCGGTGATCTCGATGAGGCGGTCGCGCAGCCCCTCGATCACCGCCTCGGACCGCTCCAGCACGCGATCCTGCAGGGTGAGCAGCGCCGCTTCATACGAGATCTTCAGCGCCTCGATCGGCGTGATCCGGTCGTCGAGGTCGCGGAACCGCAGGTTCAGCGCGTCGTCGTTGACGATATCGCGCTTGCCCCAGCGATAGAGCTGATCAAACCGGCTCGGCATCGC